GTGCCAGTTTGGGCCATTAGGTCAGACACATCGATGTTTGCGATGCGCACAACATAGCGCCAATCTTTAACGACAAGACCATTCTTCCACTGGTAGCGAGTTGCCAAAGCCTGCATGCGAGTGCCGTCACTGTTGTAAACGGTTTGCTCGCCGAGGTCTTCGTGAACCAAGCCAGCCTTCGAACCTTTAGGGAACGGGCAGTACACAGTGTTGTCACCCCACACGACCAAATAGACCGATGTGTTATCAGAACCAGAGCCACCGGCCTTCAGAATGTTCTGACCGTTGGCGGCAGTGCTGTCGCTGTAGCGAGCGGCAAGGCCGAGGAACTGCTTGGGATCAACACCAGGGTTGCCGTAGAACAAAGTCGTGGCTTGAGTCTGGTTCATTGCTTCCAGGAAAGCCTGGTCTTCAGACAGGCGGAATTGAGCGGTGTTACCGTTCAACATTGCCAAGTCTTTGTCGATTTCAGAACGGGCTTCCAAAATACCGCAAGCCTCGTCAACTTGTGCAGTTGTCGATTTGCTGTTTGGAATACCTTGGTTCAGAGCACGCCAGTAAACAGTTGGCAAGCCAGTACGGATTACGACGCGTTCGCCGGTAGGCAGGTTGCCTTCCTTGAACACGCAGTCTTCCAAGATTTCGTTGCTCTGCGAAAGCAGTTCTGCAACGATGGGAACTCGACCGTCCGGGTCGACGCGTTTGGCCCAATCGGCCAGGGTGAGAGAGTTGTTCGACAAAGTAGCCATGATGGACTCCTATTTAAGATTGCTGATTTGAATAAAGCGCTGATGCTAAATCGTTGAAACCCTTGGGGCCAGATTTCTGACCACCTCGAGTGCCGCCAACAAAGCGATCCTCACTGATTGCTTTGCCTGCCCTGTACATCATGCGGATCATTTCCGGATGATTGCCCAGGCCAGACTCGTTTAACAACTTGCGCAATTCTGGCGTACCAAAAGAGTCGAGTGCTTTCTTCGCCACAACCAGGTTATCGTTGAGTTTGTCACCCCCGAATTCCTTGTCGGTGCGAGCAGATTCGGCCCATTCATTACGAGCAGTTTCAAGTGCTTGCATCTGACGCTCCAAGATTTTTGGTGCGACTTTGTCCAGCACTTTCTGCGCGGCGTCTTGCGGCAAATCCAATTCCTTGGCGATTTCCGAGAATGATTTAATCACCTCGGGGTCGAACTCTCGGCCTTCTCCTGCGTTGAATTCGTACGCTTCCGGTGCTTTGGCCGTGGCCTTGACACCGTTCTGATCACCTTCGGTATTGCCAGTCTTCTGGCCGTCCTGGCCAGTCTGCTGGTTTTGCGTACCGTCAGCCTGTTGCTGTGATGCCTGTTGCTCACCCCCCGTCGGTTGTGTGCTCGAGGCGTCTTGCGATGCGGGCGTGCCTTCAGTGGTCGTTGTGGCTTGATCCGTCATCAGCGATTCTGTCATTGGATTGCTCCTTTACCATTTGTGGATATAACTCAGGACATAGAGAGTGAATCATCGCTAGCATGCGATTGCCGAAGTTCCTGTTACCTTCTGCAAATGCCATTTGCATCGAGTTGGTATTGAACGACAGCCGGAACACACCGGATTGATCCATAAGACGCCACACTACGCGACGCCCCCTCTTACTACCCATGAGCCACTTGATATCTGCCTCTTCGTTATCGCGGGCTAGTTTTTCGCGCATATCTTTGTCGGACTTTGCACGCTCTTGCCCACGGATATCGATCGGGTCGAATTCTTTGCTCATGGCGCCAATCTAACGACTGCACATTTGGATACGGGTACCGTCATGCCGCCACTTCATTCACCGTGACGATTACAGATGGGGTTATTGGCCTGGTTGGGCTAGTTCCTGCGGGGTCGTAATGAAGGCGAACGCGGACATCAGGCGTATTCCACATGATTTGAAAGTAGTCCCCAGCGTTGGCTTGCCCAAAGAAGTTCCATGCCGCAACTGTTTTTGACGCATTTGCATTGCCGCTGATTGTGACTTTGGTGTTTGAGTCAGGAAGATCTACGCCATTCTTGCGGAACCATATATCCACAATATCATTGCCTGAGTTTGTCCTATCCAGTTGGGTTGAAAACTGAATGTTGTAAATTGCCGCACGATCAACTGTGATTTTGGAGCCATCAACAACAGATATGCCACGAGACAAATCAGTTTCACCAAGCGTCATTGCATAGGCTGTATTTGGCAGTGCGGCCACTTGCGTTGCGTTGTCATGGAAAAGGCCGACACGCGGTATGCGCTGAAAATAGAATTCAGACCCATCAGGATCTTTGACCCCAACAATGTCTCCGGTCGTCTCGTCGTATAGCCAGGGAGCGCCCTGGTACCTTTGGCGTGCCATTATTTCTTCTCCTTGTCTTTGCCGTACAGCTTCTCAGCCGCAGACTCCTTGAAGTCTTTTTTGGTAGGCGCACCTTCTTCGCCAGGCTTGCGCATGCGCTCACCTGAACCAGACTCGATCCGCTTACGCTTGGCGTGGATGTTGGCCCAAAGTCCTGGTCCTGGCATAGTCAGCCTTTCTTCTTTTCTTTGTCCTTGGCCGGGTACATTTTGTCGGCCATCTGTGAAAACTCACGGCCAACAGACTGAGGCACCCCGGCCTTCTTTGCAAACTCGGGGTTGTTGGCCACGGCCCGCATGAACCGGGCCTGCTTCTCAGTCTTGGCTGGCATGGTTACTCACCAGAACCGTAGAGCATGGTCGACGCATCAGCATTACGCTGTTGCTGGTTGCCTTGGATCTCCATGTCGGTGATCTGCAACTCGATGCCTATGTCTTCGCCTTCGCCTTGAGTCTCGTACGCACGAGTCATCTTGACATAGGCCTTGGCCATGATGGACATCTCAGTGCCGACTTTTGGCAGTGCGGTGATGCCTAGCTTCTCGAGTTCGTCTTTGCCCAGGGTGATGCATAGGCCATACGGGTAACGCGGCTCGTCTGCTTCGTATTCACCTGGCATCTCTTCGCGCTCGGCGGGTTTCTGCATGTTGATCATTGGCATGGCTATTCCTTTCAGGGTGTGTTGTATCCGGAGAACATATCGATCACATTGGTCAAGGCGCTAGGGTCTGTCGTTTTTGCTTGTGACAAATCTTTTGCGATGACGGCTTGCTGTTGCATTGCGGCCTGTTGCTCTTTGGCCGCGAGTGCTTCGTTGCGTGCTGTTCGAATCATTGCGACTTGCTCGCCGCCAACCAGGATGTTGGGGTCGACGCCCAGCATGTCGGCATAAGCATCTGCCCATGCGTCGCCGTTGAACTTGTCGAGCACTTCTGGTTTCATGTTGGCCACGACGCCCAGATTGCCGACAAATCGGTCAACGCTGTTGGTGCCAATGGCACGCTGTGCCTGGGCCAGCATCGATACGAACTCGACCGACAACTCCATGCCCTGCAATTCTGGAGGTGGTGGCAATAGAACGCCAGCCTCTACCATGCGGGTGAATGTCATGTCGATCAATGGAGACAGCAACTCGTTGTGCAAACGCTCGAGCACTGGTCCAAGCATAAGCAGTTTCTCTTCGTGGCGCTCGGCCACTTCGGTTGCTGTCATGCGTGTGTCTGTTGCGTTGGCCAGCATCAAGAACAAGTCAGCATAGAACGCACCACGAACGCGGTCGCGGCAGTCTTGGATGTCGTTGAGCAGGTATTGCAAGTTGAGGTTGACTTCGAACGCAGAGCGAATGCCGCCAGTTGGCGAGTTTGCGTCAACAAACGATACGCCGCCAGGCAGTGTCTCGACATCGCGGTTCTTCATCGAGGTCGGCACCTGAAGCGGTGGCTTGACCTGGTAGTCGATCGCTTGGGCTTTGCGCAGTTGCTCGTGTTGCAATTGCTTGATGTCGCCCAATGCTTCCATGCCAGGGCTGTTGCCGTAGATGTCACCACCAGCAGTGGCCCAGCGTGGAGCCAAGGCCGGGAACATCTTAAACCCAGACTCGCGCAGGAACTTGTTGTTGTCGCCGCCCACCTCAAAGTGGTACGACGCAAACGGCATGTTCATGTTGTCGCGCTTGCGTGTGTCACGGTCTGCGCGTGGTTCGATGGCGTGAATGATTGGCACCCAGGCATCAAGCGAGCCACGGTCAAACATGTTGCGCACAGTGGTCGAGCAGTTCTCGCGCCCAAACTCCTGCACCACTTCTGCAACGGTCTTCTCGTATTCACGGTACAGCGTGTTGACTGTGCCTTGGTAGTTGGTCGCGATGCAATACTCGCCGGTTGTCAGCGGGTAGTGATGAATGACATTGTTGAAGTCAGGCAATACGATCGACACACCAGTGCCGAATGCGCCCAGTTCCTCATACATCTGGTGCATGGCGCGGTAAGTATTGGACCGCTGAAACACCATCTGCATGCGACGGGTCGTGTCATCGAGCCACACCTTGACCGGCTGATACTTGTTGAGTTCAGGGTCTGCTGTGGCCAGACGGAACCATGGTCGTGCTGGGCTTGTTGCGCCAGCCATCATGCCAGCGCCTAGCACGCGCAGTGAGCGTGTGCCGGTGTTGTCGTAGATGTTGTTGTGACGGCGCCATCCTTTGTCACGGTCCTGGACGAAGTATCGGCCATTGCGTGGTAGCAGGTAGGTTGTGATCTCTTGCCAATGCGCCCACCAGGATGCACGCTCCGACTTGAGTTGACCCCAACGCGTGAACAGTTTGTCCCGCTCTGGGGCGTTTGCATACGACTGTGCGTCGCTGGGGAATTGACTCATGGTTTAACCGCCGAGAAGTGTATTTTTGCCAAGGGCCAACTGTTGAGGGTCGATACCCTGCGGTCCAGTCAGCATGGTGCCGCTTCCACCACCAGAGCCAGCCATCGTCGCATCAGCCATAGCGGCCTGCGTGTCTGGTCGGCGTTGGTTTGCCTTGTTGATGTTTTGTTGTGAGGTAGTCGCTACTTCTTTAGCCTGCTCAAGCTGTTGCGTTTGGGCAACCTCTTGTCTTTGCATTGCTTGCTTTTGTGTCTTCTTGGCCTCTTCGCCACTGTAGACCGCGTATGTAGTTCCTACCACTGCCGCCACTGCCGCTGTTACACCCATGATGATCTCCTTTAGATCTGAATACTGAAGATAATGTCCTGCACACCGTAACCAAGGCGAGGCATCATCTTCTCCAGCGGCGTGCCTGGTTTGGCATGCCACAGCATCAGACGGGCGCCGCGCTGTTTTGCTTCTTTCTCCGTTGCACGGATCAGTTGCAAGCCAAGTCGGCCACTCCTCTTGCCTTCAGTCACAAAGAGCAAGTCGTTGCTACATGTTATGAGATCGGCGTAGTGAAGATGATTCGTCACAACATTCACCGAATAACCCACAACCTTTTCGTCCTCAAAAGCGGCGAGGATCAACAGCATGCCGTTGGCCTCTGCGGCTCGGTACTTACCCTCATCGGGCTTGAGCACCATCACCTGCTTGTTCAGGGCAATCTCTTCCCAGTGTTCCGAGAACAACTCACTTGCATTCGCAAGCATCTCATCGACATTTGAAAGTCGTATTTCAGTCATGGGTTCCCCACTATTGACGCCACAGTAGTGGCTACATTATCGGATACGGGTACCTTACGCATCGGGAACAGCGGGGTCACCGCGTCAATGATGATGTGAATGCGGTCGGTATCGCCGTCGTTTCGTGCGGAGTGTTTTACCTTGTGATTAAACCACCATGCGTCGCCAGGCTCGAGGTGATGCGTCTCACCTCCTGCTGTCAGTGTCGCCTTGTCTGTGCCGGTGACGGCCACATGAAAGCGGGCGTAGTGGTCTGCGTAGGTGCCTTCATCAGTGTGCGGGGTGATGACGCCACCAGGCTTGAGTTTGACAATGAGCACCCGGCCCAAGTCGTCGACCTTGAGCACATCGGTAAGCAGTGGCCGCAAGATTGGGACCAGGACATCGGCCAGCGTGTCCATCACTGGGTAGTCGTACGCTCCGATGTCGAACATGTAGTAGTAGGGCGTGAACTTGAGCGGGCCACGCGGGTAGATGCAGTGTGTGTCTTTATGTGCCGTGCCGGTGTACTCCTGGCGTGCGGTGATCTCGTCCCATAGGTGCGGCATGGCATTAAGCCTGGACAACAGAGGCTGAACATCGATGCCGGTGGCCACTCGTTCAAAGTTTGCTGTACGGGTCATACTCTTCCCTCTTGTTGTAGCGGCCCAGTTCCTTCATGATCGATCGCTTGGGCGTGTCCATCAATGCCAGGCAGTAGGCCGACGCATAGTCAGGTGATCGCCCGATTTTGTCGAGGATCTCTTCCCGGCTGGCCACGGCCACAGTCTGGCCAACCAGCTTCCAGGTCGGTGCGCACAGGTCAGCAAGCAGGTGTTGATCTGGAGGCAACGCGATGCCGGTGTTGTTGGCCGGGTCCAATGCCTCACGCATGCGCCACCACAGTTCGGACCGCTGGTTCTTGAAGCGCAGGCGCCCAGACTTGTCCAGGCCCAGTGCTGACTCAGCCACATTGACGCCCAGCACCTGCTGGCCCATCTCGTTCAGGAAGTCGTACGGGCTTGAGCCGACACCAATCACATCGATGTGGATCGGCGCCCGGTCGCGTAGTGCTGACACCACCAGGCCTGCGATCGTCGGGCCATCGGGTGTGGTCTTGCCCGGGTAAGCCAGTGCCTCATCGAACCACATGCCATGGCGCCTGGCCAGGATCGTGTTGTCTTTGCCGCCTCGGGCCACATCGACGCCCAGGCTATCCATTGGCGCCAGCTTGTCAGGACGCTTCCAGCGGGCCATAGCGGCCTCTGCCCATGCCGTGGGCACCACCTGCCAGGGATCGTCCTCCATGCCTGCCTGGAAGTCGCCGTATAGCATCTGTGAGCGCAGTGGCTCGGGTAGTGATTGCAGTTGTGCCATGTAGCCAGTCCCCATCAAGTAAGGGTTATCACTTATGCGTGAGGGAATGAAGGTACGCGACAGCGGCGTGATCTGCTCTCCATTGTGAATAAAGGGTTTACCCGTATCCATCTCGACATCTTTGCCATCGACGGTTGCAAAGTAGCGCAGTTCGCCTGGCTCTGCCGGGTTCGGGTGTTTCTTGTCCAGCCATGGCGCAAAGAACTGGACGATCCAGCGGCCCTCGGCTGTGGTTGGTGGGTTGAATGTCAACAGGGCTTGGCACTTTTGGCCAGGCACGGTGGTACGCAACCAGCCAAGCAGGAAGCGCACGGCAGACTCGCGCATGTTCGCGGCCTCATCAAAGACCAGCAGGTCATGCGGTCGGCCCTGGTACTTCTTTTCGTCGTCTGGGTTTGGGAACGATCCGAACTCGACCTGAATAGCCACGCCATCGATGCGCCTCATGCGCCAGATATTGTCCTTGCCGTTGTACCCATTGCGACTGCCGACCAACTCGGTGATTCGGTCCAGCACGCCGGTCAACTCGGTGCCGTTCAATCGGAAGATGCCGATCTTGCGATGGCTGGTCAATGCTTTGCCGCAGGCCAGGTCAGTCTTGCCGCCGCCCGCCGCGCCGCCGTAGCCAATGATGTCGGCCTGGCTTTCGTATGCCATGGTCTGCGGGCCAGACAGTGGGCGCCACAGGGTCTTGTCGCTGGTCAGTAGTGAATCGAGTTCTGATCTTTCCTCGTCGGTCAGATACGCCAGCAACGCAGGATCAAACGCCTCCACCATTCTTGACCTTTCGCGCCTGGGCTGTGGCCAGAATCGCTTGCAATTTGGCCGCACGCTGGGTGTCGTCCATCGGCTCCATCAATGGGTTGTCAGGGTCGCCAGCCAGGGTGGTGCGGTCGCCGTACTTCTTCGGGTTCCACTTGGCCAACAGCTTGAGCCGGTACTCTGCCCGGTTGCGTAGCCAGGCCACATGGGCGCTGTCGTACTTGGGATTGTCGCCGCCAGTCATCTCTGGCTTGGTGTCAATGATCTCGAGCGCGTCGTCAGCAATGCAGTCTGTGCCTATTTCACGCGCCTCCGCGAAGCGTTGAGCAAACTCCTTGTCTTTCCCCATCCAAAGGTACACGGTCGAGTAGTGGATACCATTGTTCCGGCACCACTCACGCAGGGTTTTGCCGGTCGTGATCCATTCGCAGATCTCGTCGGCTCGGTCCTGTGGCACTGGCTCTGGTGGCCTGCCTGGTGGTCGTTTTTCAGTCTTGGGTTTCATCGATGATTTTTTTCCATCTATCAGGGGTTTGTGCTCGTCGCTCGTACTTACAAATTTTCTTGATGGTGCTCAAAGGGATGTCGAAGATCTTGGCCAGTTTGCGGTAGCCCACTTCCTCATCTTCGTGCATGTCACGGATCTTGTCGATGACATCATCTGGAAGGCGGGCATTGTGATGGGATGCGCCGATGCGGTATCCCTGTTCATTTACAGCTACAAATTGCACCCGCTTCTTACCCTTCATTTCATGTCAATTCGGTACTGCTTAACGCTTCGGTGGTTTCTTGCCCTTGTCTTTTCCATAGCCCATGATGATCTCCTCGAGTGTCGTGCGAAGTTGCACAGTATTGATTTTGCATCATCATTGAATTTTCCGCAACGATGTCACCGGTAATTTCGAGTGCCCAATTTATTCGTTGTGGGCTTATGTTCCATCCTTCACGCGTGCGATCCAGAATTTTTTTTGCTTGTTCGTATGCGGTCATTGTTTTCTTTTTGTGTGTATTGCGGCCATCACGGCCTTGAGTTGTTCTGCTGATTTGATGCCGCGTTTTTTTTCTCGGACTTCAAGTTCATCCCTGCGCTTCCACAATGGCAATGTCAGCAAGTGCCTGGCTTCGCATTCAAGCATCCATTCGCGTGACCATGAGCCAACGACACGCCCATCGTGGAGCGTGACATCGATCTCGTATTGCTCGCGTGGTGTCAATGCGTTTGTTCCAATGAAGTCATGTGCTTAAACCATCCGTCGACGATCTCGATTGCTTCACGCATAACCATGTGTTCGAATGCGTGCTCGATCTTGCTTTCACCGCTGTCCTCGTCCCAGCCTATAGCAAATGAGCAAACGCCCATGCCTTCGGGTTGGCAAAAGAATCGCAACTCAGGTGCGCCCTCTTGGTTCTGCTGTTTCAACATGACGATCTGGCCGTAACGGACCACATCAAATATTCGTGCAAATTTCATTCACCTCTCCTTAAATAAAAATATATTGCCACACCGATCAGTGCGACAGCGATACCCATGCAGATCAGCAGTTCACCAACCAGCATCATGATTTGCCCTATGTTCATCGCACATACTCCAACCGGATGGTTCGATACACAACACCGTCGTGCCATTTCTTGTCTGACTCAATGTCATACAGTTCGATGATGTGCTCTGCCTCTGCAAACTTCATGCGCTGATTGCGGATGCTAAACATGTAGATCAGTGGCGCCTTCTGTGTTGAGTAGGCCTCGATCAATTGTGGCAACAGCAAGCGCTCTTTTTCTTTGATGTTGGCAGTGCCTTTGACATTGACCACAAAAGTTCGTTCGTCGCGCTGGATCACATAGTCTGGAATGTTGCGCAGGATTGGGTTGAGGTTGTAGAACGCGCCAACATTGGCAAACTTCTCATCGAACCCCAGGCGTGTGCAGTTCCATCCATTGCGCTCGCACCATTGCTCAAACATCTCTTCGCCAATATTGACGCCGACGCCCTGCCTGTCCTGGTAGGTTTGGTCTGCGTTTCCGTATGTCATAGTTTTATACCCCGCACCATGTGCTCTTGATCGATGCGCTTGCAATCGATCTCAGGCTTGTACGCTGGCCAATGGCCTTCGCGGACCATGTCGCAGTAATGTTGCTCTGCCTTGATGGCATCGTCGTAGTCCATCTGGTTGACGAATGCAAATGCACCCAGCAGTGCAAGCCACAAAACAATTGCTTTGATCATGCTCATGATTTCACCTTTGGCATTGCCATTTTTTCACGCAGTTCATCCATCATTTTTCTAACCCTGGCCCTGTTGATCTCCGCCTGCTCTTCAGAGATCGTGTGCTCAATCTTTATTGGTTCTGGCCGTGGCGCCATGCGGCACAGTTCTTTGAACTTAATGCAGTTGGGCACGCGTTCAGGCAAATGCTCCAAGGCGTATGCGATGGCCTCTGGCCACTTCACAAAGTTGCCCAGTTCTTCAGCCCATGTGGCTTTTGCGTTTTCCAGGCCAGCGTCAATGCCGTTGACCATGCCGGTGCTGTACTGCCCAGTAAACTCTCTGCCATAGATGCCCTGTAGCCTGGCAAAAATCTTCTCAACCCAAGCGTTTGGGAGTATTAGGTTCTGCGTCATAAATTTCTCCTTCGATAGTGGTGCCTTGATATTCGTCGTGTTTTGGTAAAAGACCGAGTGAGCGTGCTATGCCCTCCTGGTTGATTTGGTGCTGGGTCTTGTTGCCGTTCTGGTCCTTGTTGACCCAGTCGGCTTTGAACCCTGCCCATCCCCTTGCACAGCATTCGGTCAATGCGGCATTGAGTGACCAGCCTGCTTTGCGTGCCTCGCGCTCGATGCCTGCCATTGCCGCTTGAGTGACCGGTGCCTTCTTTGCTTTGCGGACTGTCAGGAATCCATCCCAAACTTCAGGTGCCACACCATCAGGGCAGGACAAGGGCTTGACCCTTGTATCTATCTTTGTTTCTTGTTTAATGTTTATTGTTTCTTGTTTCTTGTTTGGTTGAACGGGCGTTGAACGGGCGTTCAATCGTTGTTCGGCAGAGGCTTTACCGGCTCTGGATGCGGCTTCCAGCTTGCCGTGGTACTTGGAAATCTCTTCATCAGCCCTGCGATTGACCCACCCAGTACCCTCCAAGAATTCAAAAAATTCCTCAAGAACGGTCACCACTTCAGCCTCATGCTCACGCATGTTGATTGCCCGTGCAACGATCGTTGAACGCTCGTTCAACGGCTGTTCATGCAGGTAGTACAGGTCAAGCAAACGCCTGTATGCCAGATCCTCCAATGCGGTGAGGTGGCGAGTGTGGCTCGCGTAGTCACCAATGTTGAATGAGTAGAAGTGCATCACGCACCTGCCTTGGCCTGGTCCATAATCTCGCGGATCTTGGATTCATTGGCGCTCTTGGCGTTTTTGGTGCAGGCAACGCAAGCCGCGTTGATCACATACTTTTCGGTTTCGCCGCAGGCTTTGCAGGGCTTGCCGGTGTACTTGCGCTGGCCCAGTCGGGCGGCTTCAATTCGGGGGGATGCCACTTGATGATCTCCATGTTGAGTTTCGGTCCACACATTGTAAACCAAAACCCAAACATGAAGTCAAGCAGTTTTTTTCAGAATGATTCTTTCGACTTTTTCAGTGGTGACAAACCGGTGCAGGTTGGCGCATTCGTACCTGCGGTATTTGATGTTGCCAGGCCTAGCCCTGGTTTCTTTCACGATAGTCCAGGCCTGACATACGGGGCACTTCATTACCTCAAAATGGGATGTCGTCGTCCATGTCTGCCATGTCACCAGCAGGCTGTTGCGTTTGTTGCGTTTGCTGTGGCCGTGCTGGAGCATCACCCTTTGGCGGTAGGTCTATCTGGTCCACAGAGAGGCGTAGGCGCGTTTTTGGCGTGCCGTCCTTGGCTTTGTATTCCTCGAGTTTGATCGGGCCGCTGACGGTCAAGCGCTGGCCTTTGGCCATGTACTGTTGCAGAGTGGTTGCCCGCTTACCCCACAGTGCGCAGTCCACCCACATGGTTTCGGGTTTGTCTTTGGTGCCGATGGCCACGCCAATGGCAAAGTTCAGGATGTTGTCGCCGTTGTGCTGGCGCAGTTCGGGGTCGCGCCCCAGGTTGCCGGTCAGTATTGCAATGTTCATTCGTTGGATTCCTTCGAAATTTGGACGCGTACGAAACCACCGATCTGCCCCGCGTCCACTCGTGCAGTCAGTGTTGTGAATTGTTTGTCGTTGATCTTGAGTGCATCAGCGACGCCGTCAAGGCCAGACTTCATCCTGGCCACCAGGTTGTCTCGATCGTAACTGCGCCGGTCGGGCGGCACGAACTCGAGCACCAGGTGCATGTTGCCAGCAATGTCAGGTCTTACGGCTCCCGCTTGCTCGAGCACCATGGCCCAGCAGGCTTGCCGGTATGCGGCTTTGATCTTGGAAACCTTGGACCAATGCAGGCGCTTGTTGGGCGAAAGTTCAGACGGTGGCCAGCCCAGCACCAGTTCAATCATTGACTTCGCGCCCAAACACGATGTCGTGCGCAGTGATGTCGATGCCCCGCTCCCAGGCTAATTCCAGAAGGCGACGCTGTATGGCGGTTGGCACGATGCCTGACTTTTGCCAGCGAGACACTGCGGCAGGATCGCGGTTGAGGGCACGGGCGAGTTTGCGTACCCCGCCAAACATGTCGATGGCCAGTTCAACTGGCGAGGTGTGATTGTTCAAAGTGTTGTTCATCCCTCAATGATGACACAGGCGCAACACCTTGTGAACCCTTGATTTACCTGGGCGGAACGAATACCCACATAAATCACTCGGAATAGGTATTGCGTTGTGGATATGTGTTGATGTAAGATCACCATATCGACAGCAATCAAGCAGTCGAATTTTGAAGGAACCCTACTATGACCGCAATTAACAACACCCCCGCTTCTGCTGACGAACTCGGCACACTGCTTGCCCAGATCGCCACGCTTACCAAGCA